CATCGATCATGGCCATGTTGAGTTTGAGCTATTTAGATTCATCTGTGCTTACACCCAAGTCATGCAACCACTTTTCATCCAGCGCATTTTCTGTATCAATCAAGATGACAAAAATGCCTTGTTCCTGTGCATTCTTTACAATGTTACCCGAACAGATATAACTCTTGCCTGCTCCTGATTCACCGGCAAATACCGTGACCTTGCCCAGAGGAATGCCCTTGTTGAAGTCGCCGGAGATAAGATAGTTTAGGGCAAAATTGCCTGTTGAGATCCAATCGGTAGGATCGTTAAATCCGATACTTAACCCGTCGATGCTCTTGGTAATGTCCTTGCGGAACTTGCTGATGTCAAATGGTTTACCCATGATTAATTTCCTTCTTTAAGTTTGTATAATTCTGTAAAAATCTTACTGCTGTCTACTCCACGCCGTTGATCCAACACGGCCAATTGTTCAAAGGATCTGGTAAGATCTTGTTCAATCGGTTCTTGTATGTAATGCCGCATATTTCGATAGCTGTCTTCCAATAAGTATCCAGGCTGTTCAGCTATGCGAGATTCCAATTTAATCTTTAACAAGTTTAACACATGATTTGGTAAATGTCTAACATTTAGGTAGTCTGGAGTCAACAACGCACCAATTACAAAACTGTTGTTGTGAAATCCTTGTCCTTTTAGGTAGTCCACACAGTCAAACACTGTATCATAATTTAGCAAGAACCACAACATGTTGAAACTTATTTTGTGTCCCAACCGGGCGATTGTTTTTAAATTTTCCAAAAAGTCAGCCCAGCGTCCGCCGAACCGTATGTACTCAAATTCGCGGTCTTGAGTTTCTACACTCACAGTCCAGTGTACATTTTTGAATTGGCATACCGCATCAAACACCCCGGTATCGACCTTGCTAAGGTTGGTGTTTATTCGTAAATTCACATCTGGATTCAGTTGTTTCAGCAGTTCTAAATTTTGTTTCATCAACAAGGGTTCGCCACCGGCTAGGTATACATGCCTGAGCTTGTGTGCATTTTGATAAATGTAGTTGCGAAACTGTTCTTCCTGAGCCAGAGTAGGTGTTGGGGGTTGTATGCCTAGTTCGTCGGCCCACCGGCTACTGAATCTAGGACCGCAATACACACAAGCAAGGTTACACAAGTTGGTCCAGCGCACATCAATGGTCTGCAAATCAAAATTGTCAACCCGATAAGTGTCTATTGGTGTTTTTTTAAATTCTCTAATGTAAAAAATTCTATCGCTGATGATGTCAAGCCCTTGTTTACCATGTTCGAGATCATAACAGGTATTGCAACCTTCTGCAGGATTACCAGCAAGTATGTTGTGCTGTTTGGCAGTGTTGCTGGCACCCAACAAGATATCTTCAATGGCATGGTCTTGTATGTTGCCCAGTTCTGTGCTGCTTCTGATGCAGTTTTTCACTGAACCATCAAAGTTGTACATGAGTCCGGTCCAGGGCATGGGACAAAAGTAAGGATTGGTCAACATGTCCTTGGGTGTCATTGTGGTCCCAAACTGATATCAGGAATACGCAAATTGTTTCGTTGTGCCAGATCTATTAGATCCAACAGGGTTCTGGCCCAGTTGTTGACATCAGCAGCAGGTGGTACTGTCTGTCCCGGTTGCGTAGCAATATAGCCGGGTCTAACCAAGGTAATTTTTATACCAAGTCGACGATTGCGTATTTGTCGAACTGCTTCTTCCAGTGCTACCTTTTGTACACGGTATTGGTCCATGTTCAGCCCGGGCAAGTTGCTGACCGGATCCTGGGTCATTATGGTCGAAATCACAATGATATGCTTGTGTGTGCCAGACCAGCGGTGTGCCATCTCAAATAGTAGTTCAGTCTGTGCATAACCAGCTTGTGCGTTGTTGACAAATACATCACAAGGTTCGATTTGATCACAGACTTTTACAGTGTTGCGTATGTTGTTGCCTTCGCGTTGACTGAGTCCTACAATCTCGTGTCCATCCAGCAGATATTCTTCAGCTAGAGCTTGACCTATTCCGGCTGTGTGTCCGGTAATTGCAATCTTCATGTCATACCTCTTAGTTCTTTTTGTCGCTGTATGTATGCGTCTCTGGCCGCATGATCAGTATTATCGACGCTCAACTCCCAAGGAGTTTTCAAATAAGCATAGCCGTGATCAATACCGTGTTCCTGAGCAAAGGCCTGTATGTTGGGCAAGTCGTCCTGGTTCAACACACTGACTGTGGTCCACAAATTCAATCGTACCGGCATGGCCTTGTACTGCATCAGGTTTAAATAAAATGTTTCCCAAGGAATAGGCCAACGCATGAATTCGTGTACCGGCCCAATACCATCACAACTGACTGTGACCGTGACTTCGATACCGCGATTGGCTATGGCTGTCAACTCTTCCAACACAATGTTACAGTTGGTATTGAGTCTGAGTGTGCGTAGGTTTGGTGGCAAGTTGGCCAGGATTCGCTTGTAGTTTTTGCTGTAGCTGGGCTCGCCGCCGTTGATGTCTAAATGTCTGATACGGTCCTGTGGTAGTGCCCAATAGGCACTGCTGTTGTTGACTCGCGGAAAGACTGTACCGGTCAACGCACCGATTCTAGTACTGCATTGTGGGCCGCAGGTTTGACAAGCGGCGTTGCATACATTATCCAACACTCCGCCAACCTGCAAATAGTCCAAATCAGATTCGGATTCATCTAGGGCCAGGGCATGTATTCTTATGCTGGTAGGACTGTCTGCTTCGACTTCTTGACAACGCACACACTCAGCAGGCCACTGTCCAGATTTGAACAGTTCCTTGGTGTTGGCCAACCAGGCACTGGCGTTCATTTGTTCAAGCGATTCATACCGCGGAGCTGACACCATGTGCCCACAACGGCTGACTGTTCCGTCGTGGTTGAAGCGTACAAAATGATCAAGTCTCGGGCAGTACATTGATGGTGTCTATGGTTCTGTTAAAAACTAAATTATACAATTCAGGCTGGGTGTGTTGCGTGTACAACAACAGTTCCTGTATTGTGGTTGTTTGACCCAGGTGATCAATCAAGATCTGGTCTAGGCCATGATATAATTCCAGCGCAGACCAATCAAAACTGTCAATCCGTTGTCGGAGTTCATCGGTCATTGGTTCAATTCCAGCATGATTGTTGGAGCCTGTTAGCTGGCCGATTTCTGTCATGGGACTAAATGTCACTAAAGTGTCAGGACGAGAGAATCGAGCCAGGTTTAACAGCCAAAAAAACTGCGGAACATAATGCCTATTTAAAAACAAATACCTATTGACAAAATACAATACTGTATGTGTGTCTAGATTGTTGCCTTCGGATTCCAAATGCTGTAGATAAGTGTTTACCCCACTTAAAAAACGCTCACGAGGATCTCGTAAAAATATTTTAATAGGTGTGGTGATTTTGCCTATATCTTCCGTGGATACAAATGTCCATCCTCTAGATGCCATGCCCCAGGTCAATGAGGAGCGGCCACATTTGAAGATTGGATAGACAAATTGCTGTGAGGCAATCTGAATCACCTCACAGCTATCCGGGAAAATAGCTTTATCTATTTCCGAAAACATCTACTGCTGTTTACTGCTTTTGCCGGGCGCGAATCATGGCCAAGATGTCTTGAGCCTTTTCACCACCAGCAGGTTTGGCCTGTACTGGAGCACTGGCCACAGCTGGTTCGTCATCATCAAAGTCATTTGACGCAACAGGTGCGGCCTTGGCCACCGGTGCTGGTGCATCTTCATCAGTGTCTGCGGCCACTGCTGGTGCGGCTGTTGCAACACCTGCTGGAGCATTAACTCCGGCTGGACGGAAATACTGACCCCAACGCTCTGTATCGTAGCTTTGACCATCAACTGAAGCTTCGAACATTTCTTTGATAACTTTGAGTTCTACTTCGCCTGGTTTCTTAGGCAAGAATGAGCTCAAGTCAAACAGTCCGTGTTCGGCAATGGCCGCTTGTTCTGCTTCGGTCAAGGCTGATTCTTTGCGTGCCCATTTAGATCCGTTGTAGTCAGCAAAACCGCCCTTGCTTCCTTTGCTGATACGGAAATCTAAACCGCGTAGCAAGTCTGTTGGCAATTCTTCCAACTCTGGATCCATCAGGGCACCTTTGATAGTGGTAAAGATTTGTGGACCAATGATGAAACGGCGGATTGGGTTAGCCGGAGCCTTGTCGTCTGTGAGTGGATTCTCACGAACAAAGCCTTGGAAAATATAACTGCGTTTTTTCCAATACTTACGACCCATTTCCTCTAGGCTCTTGTCTTTGAACCAGGTACGAACTTCTGTCAGCACCGGACAGGTCTCACCATACATCTCCATACATGGGATCTGGACCATAACTTGTTTGGATTCCATTTCACCCTTAATTCCATTGAAAGGAAGTCTTATCATGCTGCGTTCTTGCCAAAAGAAAGTATTCTTTGTATTACCATCTGGTAGAAAGCGTAGTGTTGCGCTGTCTCCCTCGGCCATATTCCAATGAGGATAAATGGAATTATCTCCTCCGGTTGATTGACCACCTTGTTTATTCTCGCTGGCAGCGAGTCTTGCTCTAATTTCTGATAAGCTAGCCATTTTATGTTGCCTTTCTAAGTTGATTTAAAATGTTGATTTAAGTTGTCTTAAAT